GGGAATGCCCTCGCGGATCGCCCTCTGTGGACTTGCTGGTAGCGGGAAATCAACCGCTGCGGACTACTTCGTCACCAGGCATGGGTTTAGGCGGCTCTCCTACGCGGCCCCGATCAAACGCATGATCCGCAGTCTGCTCATCGAAGGCGGGGCCGGATTCATCGAGACGACCGAAAAGGTCGATGGATTCCATAAGGAAGATCCGACGCAGTTCCTGTGTGGAAAGTCGGCTCGCTACGCGATGCAAACCCTCGGGACCGAATGGGGCCGTGATCTCATTGGAAAGGACATCTGGCGGCGAATCCTGCTGAACAAGGTTCACAAGCTCCACGATACCCCCGTGGTGGTGGATGACCTCCGGTTCCCGTGTGAGGCCGAATCGCTGAAGGCCGAGGGATTCCTGATCGTTCGGATCATTCGGGCGGCTTCGGGCACATTTTCTGGTCATTCCTCGGAAGCCCAAGGGTTCCCCGTGGATTTGACCCTCACCAATGACGGCCTCGTCTCCGATCTGCACCGCAGCTTGGAGGATCTGCTATGAGAAAAAAACACGCCACCGACTGGGGGTCAGTTGCCCGCGATGCCCGCGAAAGGGCCTTCGCCGCAGAGACCGCCGACTACAAACGCCAGATCGAGCGCTACCAGCAACTCGTGGCCGAACTGGAAGGCCAACTGAATGTAGCCAGCGCACTCCGGCAAGCCCTCAAGAAAAGCAAGATTAAGCCGATCGCGCTCTCCTCCGGGGAGGCCGTCGCCGTGCTCTGCGCCTCCGACTGGCACGTCGAGGAGACGGTCACCTCCAGCAGCACCAATGGGCTCAACGAGTTCAATCTTTCCATTGCCGAGGACCGCATCCGCCGCTTTTTTTCCTCGGCGGTGCGCCTGACCGAGATCCAGCGCAGCGGCTCGGAGATCCGGGAAGCCTTGCTCTGGCTCGGAGGCGATCTCATGTCCGGATTCATTCATGAGGAATTGCAAGAGACCAACGAACTCACCCCGACCGAGACGATCCTCTGGCTGAGGGACCAACTCACCGAGGGGATCCGCTACCTATGCGACCACTTTGACGGCATCAAGATCGTCTGCAACTACGGCAACCACGGGCGGACGACCAAGAAGCCGCGCCACGCCACCGGCTACAAGAACAGCTACGAATGGCTGCTCTACTCGATCCTCTCCGGCCAACTCAACCTACCCAAGGTCGAATGGGTCGTCGCTGACAGCTACATGACCTACGTTCCCGTTTACGACCGCCAGATTCGATTCCACCACGGCGACGGGCTCAAATACCAGGGCGGCATCGGGGGCCTGACGATCCCGACCGAGAAGGCCATCGCCTCCTGGAACAAAGCACGCCTCGCAGACCTTGATGTCTTTGGGCATTGGCACACACAACAGCAGAACCCCAAGTGGGTCTCCAACGGGTCGCTCATCGGCTTCAACGCCTACGCGCTCTCCATCAAGGCGGGGTTTGAACGACCCCAGCAGACGTTTTTCCTATTCGACCGGGAGCGCGGTCGCACCATCACCGCGCCGATCATTCTATGAAGTGGAAAAAGCTCATTCATAAGCAGAACTCCCGGCACTACGCATGGCCGGCCGGTTGGGATCCCGCCGAAGTAATCGCAGAACAACTGGAATGCTCCCCGGAACGCGTGCGCGAACACCTCTCCCCCTCGATCCGCGCTGGGGAAGTGGAGGTCAAGCAATTCACCGTCTGGGACTCGGAAACCGAACGAAAGATCGTCAAGACGGGCTACAGGATCGCCGGTGCAAAGTCGCAAGCTCCTGTCACTAAATCGCAAAATCGACAAAAATCCGGCGATTCTGGCGTTTCATCGCTAGAAAGATGGCCTTTTAGCGAAGGAGCCAAGATCCTGCGCCCCGATAATCCCCGGCGTATTGGCATTGTAAAAAATGGCCAGATTTATTGGAATGACGGCAAAGTCACCGTTCCCGGTAGTTCTAGCCAACGTCAGAAACTTCGTCTGGCCAAGTGAAGAGGTGACCGAGGAATGAGCTTCCGTCCTGTCACGACGGCCACGATCAACGGGCGGCGGTGGCGGATCGGCTACGGATTCCCAGGCAAAACCAAGGGCAAGGTGGATGACGGATCCAGTGACGAAGGGCTCAAGAAAATCGTCGTGCTGACAGCCCGCTGCAAGCGCAGCCGATGCCTCGAGGAAGTCATCGCGCATGAGATTCTCCACGCCATGGCCCCGAATCTCAGCGAGGACTTTTGCACGGAGTTCGGCGAAACCTTCGACCGCGTGCTCAGGAAAATGCGCCCGGCGGATGAGGTCTAGGCTTTCGGTCCGAGCCGTCACCCACCGGATGACCGAAGTGCTCTGGCGCGACCGATGGCGCCGTGTGGAAAATTAAAGATTTTGGGCGCAGCCGCATCCCTGGCAGGTGGCCGGCTTCCTGCTGCTGAGAGCCAGCAGGATCCAAACGATCAGCCACAGCCCCCCTGTGAAAAATGTCAGGATCAAATGCAGAATGTGATTGGGGCGCTCTTTGATGAAAACCATGGGTTTCTGGCAAACGTGGCAGTAAGAGGTGATCTTGCTTTTCATAGTCGGCCTAGTCGTGATACAAACGGCATCCGCAGGGAAAGGCTAAAATCACTGCTTCCCTAGTTTTTCCCGCCTGTAATTCGGATCGGTTGCACAGGTTAATGATACTGGAGGCCCGGAATATCCGGTGGGATAGACAATCTGGGGTTTCCGGTTGTTGACCCTGTCGGCTTCAATCAAGTCCACGATGTAGGCGGCCATTGATTTTCTCAATTCGGCGGCACGGGCGGTGAGGTCGTTCACCAAGTGCTTTGGAATCTTGACCGTATGCAATTCTGCATCGGGATTTCTGGGTCGAGGCATCCGTTAATTTTCGCCCCGTTTTGACACCCTGCAAAGTTTTTCGCCCTTTTTTGCTTTTTCTTGTTGACGAATAAGCAAGATAGCCATTAAAACCTACGCATTCTGATTACAAAACCAATGGAACTCCTCTCCAAATCACAGCTTGCCGAGCGTCTCGGACGCTCAAACTCTTACGTCTCGGCCATGTGCCGTGCCGGCTTTCCTGTTCCTTGCGGCCGCACCACGCTTCGTGCCGCTCTCGATTGGATGGCTGCCAATCCCGATTTCCGCGTCCGCGACGCCTACCAGCGTCCGGTCACGACCAAGTCACCATCGAAAGGAACTCGGCGCTCTGTGCTGGCTTGACCCGCTGATAGATCCGATGAACCGCTTCACTCGCATGATGAACGAAAGCCATGGCGGCAGCCTGGGGCACGTTGGCGAGGGCGGCTTTGGTAATCCATGTGGAGCGGAGCCCGTGGTGCACTTTCCGAATGCCAAGGCCGTCGAGGAACCCTCTCATCTGCACGGCTCGGATCTGAGGAAGATCGGCGAGGGTTTTCTTTCCCTCGGCGCGACGGGCTTCCACGATCGGCTGGAGCAAGACGGCGGCTCTCGGGTCGAGGGGCTGGACCCAGTCCTTGCGCTTTCCCTTCATGACGCCACGCGGCCAGTAGATCATCTGCGCGGTGAAATCAAAGGCGCTCAGGGGCACGGCGGTCTGGGCGCATCGGCTCGCCTGATAGGTTCCGAGGATCAGGGCAGCACGGATCCACTGGTTTTTCTTGGGAAGGCTTTCGGAAGCCTTCAGAGCTTTGGACACTTCCTCGTCGGTCCATGGCTCAAATTCACGGCGCTCCTCGGCCTGCCATCCAAGCTTGGCGGTCACGACCTCGGTGCAGTATCCGTGCGCTTTGGCCTCGGCGAGGACAAGTCCGAGGAATCGGATCTCGGCGATGACCGTATTGAGGCGGCCTCCTTTGTTTCTGGTGCCGCTTTTGCCACCGGGATTGTGGCCTTTCTGATTTTCTGGGGCTCTCCATTGCCTATACTGGCTCAGGTGGGCTCGCGTGATCTGGCTGGGGTGGGAGATCTTGGCGTCCTTCATCCATTTTCTCAGCCAGCTCCATCGCAGGGCGTAGTCGGCGTAGGTGCGGGTGGGGCGGCCGCCGTA